GCATCCGCAATGTTGCACAGATACTGGAAACCATAGCCCGGATACTGGATCTGCGGCAGACAGAGATCGACCCCGGCTTCCTTGGCCTTTTCCGCCAGTTCTTCCAGCTCAGCGAAAGAATTGGGCAGCTCCCAGCCGTATTTTTTCAGCAGGGTCTTGTTGTAGGTGATGCCGTAGCAGTTGTAGGTCGAGGGCAGCAGGTAGATGGCACCGTTGTCGAACACGTCCTGCAGACGGGACTCCACATAGTTATCCGTAAAATCGTAGCCGGAAAGGTCCAGCAGTTTGTCGGAGACCAGATCGATCCGGGGGTCGTAGTAGGTCAAGGTGCAGACGTCCGGCAGGTCGCCCGCCGCAAACATATTCTGCAAACAGGTGGTGGTGTTATCGCCGCTGTAGGGCACGACCTCGATGTTCACTTCCGGGTAAACGCTGTGTACCTGCTCAATAAAGGCTTCTATCTCCTTATAAGGTGCCATAAAGGTGATGGCTTCGTGCACATCGTCTTTTTTAGCCGTTTCGGTCTTACCGCCGCCGCAGGCAGTCAACGCCGCCGTGGCTGCCGTAATGCCGCAGACCTGCAAAAAAGAGCGGCGGGAGATCTTTTTCATCATATAAATATACCTTCCTCACATTATCGGAAAGTGCAGTAGCGCAGTGCTGCCCTAGCTATTCTTACACATCCCATAGGAATCCACACACCCGCAGCCTGTCCGCATGGGCTTTGCGCCGAGCTTCCATAAAATAACATTATTATTGTACCATTGCAACAAAAGTGTTTCAAGTTGTTTTTGAAGGCTTTTACATACGAAGGAACTTTTTATATCTGATTCTGCCTTTTGCATGGCATAAAATGCAAAACGACCTATTGAGGAAATAATCGTAGATGGTTAGCATGAATGGAAAAAATGTGCAGGCTCATCATCAACACTAAACCACCCAGTGTGAAGAAGAGCTTTTCACATCCGGCGGCTGCGTGGATCAGCTGCTGCCAAAGGCCCTTTTTCTGCATAAACAAGATCCAGCCCATGGAGGCAATGTAGGCCATGCCGACACTGAGATGACTGAGCATTATCTCCATGTTCTACAACACCGGCACCCGGCTGGGGCTTATCCACGAAACAGGTCATCGAAAAACTGAAACTGCTGACCGATGCAGAGTTTGCGGAACTGAAATTTCCCCCGGACTGATTATTGCCGCCTGCGGGCGGCGTACATAAAGTATTTTGTTCTTCCAAAAGATATGCTATAATCAAATTAGACAAAATTCCTCTCTTCAAGCGATTTCTCCGCAATTTTCCTGTGGCTCTGCTCGTATCAAAAATAAGGGACCGATTTTTAATTGTCAGAACGGAGGAACCATTATGGCAATCTTTGAAAAGACCATCCGAAACAAAAACTTTGACAAGCTGCTTCGGAAGCTGGAACAAGAAATCCCGGACAGCAGTTGGTCGGCAGATTTAGAGGCAGGCAGTGATTTCAAAGAGGGCGATGCCCGGTGCAGTGTCCGTGTATTTGAACGGTACAGCATGATGGGCGGCAACCGCCTGAGTCTGACACTGACCATGTTCCAGAATGCGGACAGTCCGATTCGGCTGTCTGCCATCACCGCAGGAGGCAGTCAAGCGGTGTTCTTCAAGGTGAACACCCTCGGAGAAGAATCTTTTCTGGACGATGTAAAAGACCTGTGTGGGGAGACAGGATATTTGAGAAATGTGGGATAAGGCGGGATGAGGGGGGAGACGGCGGGAAAACCCTTGAAATACGCGGGAAACGGCGACTTTCGGCGCGGGACGGAGGCGCGAATTATCAACAATCTTGAGATGAGGATGCGTCGGCGGCGGTCGGCGCTTTTTTCACGCCCACGAGGCCGCACAACGGCGGCGGCGCGGCGAGGCGCACACATACGCAGAATACAAAGAAGCCCCGGAAACGCCCATATAACGGCATTTCTGAGGCTTTTAGATGGTATGAGCCGCTCGGCCCTGTCCCGGAAGTCACAGCAGCAGACCAAGAGGACGAGAGCTTCGCGGCTCATGTTGCTATTGTAGCAGACGCGGCGGCGGATTGCAAGAGGGGCAAGCGTGCTAACGGAGCGTTAGAGCGTGCGAGTTTTGGGGAAAACGGGGCTTTTCGGCGCGGATCGGCGGGGATTAGGGCGTGCGCTGGCCGTGCGAGGCGTGCGCGGCGGGGCGGCGAACCGGGCCAAAACAGGCGGCGAGCAATGTGACATTTTTTCAAATCGGCGTCACCTATGTCACATTGCCTATTTTCAAGGGTTTTCGGGCGTTTTCGGGCGGCTGGCACTCAAAAAGCAAAGTGACAGAAAACAGATTTACAACTAAATCAAAACAGCGCAAAAAATCAAGCGGTTCCACCTTGGGCTTCAGCGTCCTCGGCGGGGCCGCTTTTTGCGTTGTTGCTCTCGCCGAAATATGTCCAGAATATAGACTCTTTTTCCCCGGTGCTGACCCGGCTGTACTTGTAGTGAACCAAGTCAAAAACTTCCTTTTGAGCATCCATCGGCAATAAGCGGAACATGGCGATCAAGTCGCTCTCCATCTCAGACAATCCGACACCATCGCACGCGCCGGGGGTTGTGTTTGAGCTACCTCCCTCCACCAAGTAATCCAGCGTCACACTTAGCCTATGCGCTACTCTTCGGACGCTTTCAACATTCGGGGTTTGAGTTGCCCATCTGCGGATAGTCGCATTGGCAAGATCACATTCCCTCTCAACTTGCTTGACTGTAAGGTTTTGCTCTTTTATCAATGCGAGAACTCGGTCGTAAATAGTCATAGTGAATAGTCTCCTTGAAATATAGTGAACAGGCTAATTTTGGCTTGACAATTAGCGAATAGGCTACTATAATAGGGGTGTAATCTGATTTAAGTATAAAGCAAAATAAATCATAGCAAACCCCGACCGAAAATGAAATAGCAAATCGGCGAACGGTAGAGTAAAAGCGAGCGGCGAGGGTCTTCCCCCCTTACTTCAATTCATTCCCGGCGTTACAAATTGGGCAAAGCACCACACGGCGGACGCCTCGCCGCCGTATGGGAGTACCGCAAGAGCAGCACCGATGCTTCGAAAGTTTACAAACCGAAGCATAGCGAAAGAAGTCGAGAGAGCTTGCGCGGTTGGAATCGGCAGGTGTTGGCGCACCGCAGATCCTTTTAGAGGAAGTCGTTCTGATTCTCATTTCTCAGCGACCCTCGCCGTTCACTTTTACTCTACCACAAACGCCGAGAAAAGGAAAGGAGGCAGATCATGAGACGCGGCAAGAAGCCCACCCGCAAGCAGAAGATCCGGCTCGGGCAAGCGGGCCTCGCCCCGGAGAACTGGCTGGTCGTGAAGCAGAAAGCAAACGGCGAGCTGATCATTCTGAACAAGTACCACGACACGATCCGCGTCATCCCGCCACTGGCCGGATGAGCTTTGCAGGAAGGAGCAGCAGCATGAAGGAGCAACCGCACATCTGCCCACTGTGTGGGCGAGCATACGACGAGCCGCCCGCGCTGTCGCGAGCGGACAACCAGACGGACATCTGCCCGAGGTGCGGCATGATGGAGGCACTGGCGGCCATGCCGAGGCGGGAAACGCCACAGGAGCGGACGCGGCGGGCCGTGTACGCCACGGGCAACCGCTGGGCGATTGAGAACTTTGAAGCGACCCACCACTAAGCCGAAACGCCCGGAAGGGCGTCACCGGGAACTGCCCCACCCGGTCTGAAGATGGCAGGGCAGAAAGGAATGACGGCAGCATGAGAAAGATCAAGAAGATCAACGGCTTCCTCGTGGTCAAGTTCAACGACCGCGAGAAGCGCGAGTACGAGGGCACGGCCCTCGGAGAGTACGGCGTGATCGACGCGGAGGTCTACACGGGCAATCTGGACATCGACCGGGGCGCGATGGAGTACGACGACGCGGACACGCTGGAGGTGGCCGTGGAGCTGGCACGGGGGCTGGAGTCCGAGGAGGACATCACGGACGAGCCGCCCACCTACACCGCCGCCGTGGAAACGAATGAGAGCTATACCGAGGAGGCGGTGGAGCCCGCCGCCCTGATCGAGGGCTGGACGCGCCGCCTTGCCACGCAGGTCAAGAGCAAGCACTACCCCGACACCGACCCGCGCACCGCCGCGCACGAGCTTTACGGCTTCAAGATGGCGCTGCATCAGATCGGCTTCCTGCCGGAGAGCGAGGTCATCACCGACCCGGACACCTTCGGCGCGGGACGGCTGGACGGCCCCATGCCGCGCAACCCCGAAGAGCTGCTGGCGTTCGTGTGCGACGAACGGTGCAAAAACCGGGCCGGACACACGCAGGAGGAGCTGGACGCCATTTGCGCGAAGTGCCCGCTGGGACAGCTCTACGAGGACGCGGAGGCACAAGACCTACGCATCCGGGAGCGGAGCGAGCGAGCGCTGCGGGAGCACATCGAGGGCGTGAGGCACGCTGAGGACACCCTGACCGCCCTGCTTGGCGGGCATGAGGCGCTGGCCTACCTTGCGGCGCTGCGGGACGGACAGATCCTGCAGGAGAACGAGTGCGAGCACTATGCGGCGCAGATCGCCGAGGCGGGCGCAGCGTGGGAGACGGTGCTGGAGGGCGTGAGCTTTGAAGACCTCTCCCGGCTGCGGCACCTGCTGCGGGAGGTGGACGAATACACCAAGGGCGGCGGCGAGCTGTTCAACGGCTTCCAGCACGAGACAGAGCGCATCCCGGCGCATCGGCTGGAGGAGCTCCACCAGCTCGGGACGGCGCTTCTCGGCGAGTGCCCGGAGAACGACTGCACGATCTACCGCAACGTGTTCCGCATGGCGGTCGACGTCGACGGGCAGATGGGCAAGCTGACGGGCCACGCGAGGGAGACGATGCAGCGGGAGTATGAGCGGCTGCTCCGGGAGTTGAACCGCCTCTACACCATGAACCACGCGGTGAAGAAGTACCGGGAGGCGCAGCATGACAGGACTTGAACTACTCAAGGCCCCGGAGGCCACGGCGGGCGAGATCGCGGACATCATCTCCGCACCGTGCCCGCCCATCATCCCCGCCCACTGTGACGGCGTGAGCTGCCGCGCGTGCTGGCTGTCATGGCTGACGGGCGAGCCGATCAAAGAGAAAGAGCCGCCCGACAAGCGGACGGCTCCGGATGATGCTCCCGCCTACTACCATCCTCCAGTGAAAGCAATCCGAGAGGCGGCGGAGAGGATCAGGGAGGGGCGCATGGAGTACGCAGCAGAAGCGCTCACTCGCCGATCCGATTCAAAAGAGCCTCGACGGCCTTGAAGGCGTAGGCCCTTGCGACTACTGACGTCGCATAATAAGTTTCCCGGCAGACGGCAACAATCGCCGCTTTCTGAGCTTCGGTGAAACCAGCGTCAATGTGCTCGCCAGAGTCGAGAATGGCAGAGCGAAGACGCTCGCCGAGAATAGTCCAGTCAACATCGCGGCTCTTGTCGACTTCGTCGAGTACACGCTCGACGACATCAAGGGTAGCATCAGCCATAGACAACACCCCCTCCCCGGGCAGTGGCCCAGCTCAATTATACACGAGCAGGAGGGCAAAGGAAAGGAGCAGCAGAATGTTCAGCACAGAAGACCTCAAGACCGCGATCGGCGCGACCGTCATCGCACGGCGGAACGCGGCAGCGCGGCTGCGGGAGGCGGGCAACCCCCGCGACCCGTTCCGGGCGCTGCCGGGGATGGAGCAGCAATTCTTTGAAGCGGCGCAGAGCGTGCGCAGCTACGACCTCGTTCTCAACTTACTTGAGAGAGAAGTGAAGCGGGAGGCGCGAAAGCGTGCGGGGCGCACGGCGCAAAGCGCGGCGGTGTTCCTTATCACGGCGGGGCTCATCATCCTCGCGACGCTGGGCTTCGCGGCGGCGCTGCTGCTGATGCGCTGCCCTGTCCCCGCCGTGAGCGTCACCGCGTTTATAGGTGTGGCAGTCTCGCTGGGCTGGGCGGTCATTCGGAAGTAAGTCTAAGAACAAGGAGAAAGGAGGGCAAGCGATGAGAGGCCCGAAGAAACGGCTGACGCCGTTCGGGAAGATGGTGGTGAAGGCGCTGGCTGACCGGGATATGAGTCGGGCGGAGCTGGCGGCCACGGTGGGCACAAGCCCGCAGTACATGAGCTACATCCTGAACGGGACACGCTCGGGTGAGAAGTACCTCCCGGCGATCATCGCCGCCCTCGCGCTCGACCCGAAGAAGGCGGAGCGGGCGATCGCGGCATGACGCACGGAAGGGAGGGAACGGAGTGCCGGACGTATTCATCACGCTGGAGGAGGCGGCGACCTTTGAAAGCGTCAAGTACAACACGCTCGTCCAAAGGATGAAGCGGAATCCTGAACAATATCGGACGCAAGCACAAGCCCAAGAGGGCGGAGGTAAAGACAGGACGCTAATCTCCACGAGTTCCCTCTCGGCAAAGGCGCGGAAGGCATGGCGAGCCGCGCAGAAGGTGGAAGGGAGTGAGGTCATCATAGACAAGAGAGCACAGGAGGCCGTGCCGTGGTACGTCACCGCCGACCTGAACCAGTACACGGAGGCGAACAAGAAGCGCTTCTATGAGGCGGTAGAGCTGGCGGCGCGGGTGCAGGACTTCATCGACTATGACGGCCCTGACCGCACGGGCTATGCTGAGAGGTACGCGCTGGGGCTGGGGATCAGCCCACAGAGCCTGTACCGCTACATGAAGAACGTGCTGGAGGCGAACGCATGGGCGCTGAAGCTGGAGAAGGAGGACGGCAAGAGCCGGGACTACTTCCGGGCGCTGGCGCTGTGCCGGAAGCCAAAGGAGACGGGTACATTCCCGAGCTTGACGGACGAGCAGAAGGCGATCATTGAGAACATCTGGTTCGACAAGCGGTTCGCGGCGAACCTCGGCACGATCGAGATGCTCTATGAACGGTTTGAGCTGGAGGCGGAGCGGCGGGAGTGGGAGGAGTATCCCTCCATCAAGACGGTGGCCCGGTACATCAAGTTCCTCATGGGACAGCGGGGTGCGGAGTCTGCCCGGTTCCTCGCCGCCAATGGGACGCGGGAGTGGAAGAACAAGCGGATGATGAAAGGCAAGCGCGACGCGACGAGCCTTCAAGTCATGGAGTATGTCGTCGGCGACGAGCACACCTTCGACTTTTGGGTGCAGTGGACGGCTCCAAACGGCAAGATCAAGGCCGTGCGCCCGAAGCTGGTTGCGTGGCTGGATATGCGCTCCCGCGCTATCATCGGCGATGTAGCGTGCGTCAACGCCAATTCGCAGACGCTGAAGGAGTCGCTGGTCAAAATGATCTACAGCAATCCGGGCGGCGTTCCCCACATCCTGCACGTCGACAACGGCAAGGATTATACTGCCAAGGCCATGACCGGACAGAACCGCAAGCACCGCAAAATCGACCTTGACTTCGCATTTGACTCGGAAACGGTCGGCTTCTATCAGAGCATCGGCATCCAAGAGGTCGGACGCTCGCTGCCGTATCAGCCTTGGGACAAACCAATCGAACGCTTCTTCTCCACGGTCTGCTCGAAATTCTCCAAGTGGTTTGAGAGCTACACGGGCACGCTGACAGGCTCCAAGACCTACGCCAAGCGGCAGAAGGACATCGACCAGATGCTGGAGCGCGGGGAGCTGCTGACGATGGAGGAGTTCTTCGAAGTCTGGACGGAGTGGAAGAACACCAAGTATCACACCCGCAAGCATCGCGGCCTGAGCGACGCGGGCGAGAAATGGGTTACGCCGATCGAGATGTTCGAGAACGGCCCGCGCTATGAAAAGGCAGCTCCACCCCGAGAGTACGCAGCGATGCTGCTGATGAAGGCGGCGACCGCCCGCGTTACAAACCAAGGCATCAACAAGTTCGGCACACTCTACACGGACACGGAGCTCGCCTACTACGTCAATCAGAAAGTCAACATCAAGTGGGACATCGACGATGTCACCAAGCTCTATGTGTACGACATGGACGGCAAGAAGATCTGTGAGGCGGTGTCCGCCGAGCTGCTCGCCTTCGGCCCGCATTGTTCTCAGGCGGCACTGGAGAAGCATCTGCGAGATCAGAAACGAAACGAGCGAGAGGTCAGGGAGTATCTGGAGGAGCGAGTCCGCCCCTACGAGCTGCGGCTCGAGGACGGTGCAAGGCCCTCGGATGCAGTGGGCATGATCGACCTGACCATCAAGGCCACGCCGAGCCAGAAGCTGGTCTCCCTGCCCAAGGACAGAATGTTCCGATCGGAACAGGCAAGCAAGACGAGCCGGAAGAAGGCCACGGACGACACCTTCCTCAACGCCAAAGGCGACAAGGCGCTCTCCCTTTTGAGAGCGATGAACGAATAATAACGGAGGTACATCATGGAAGTTACAGCAGCGGAGCGCACCGCAATCTACACCAACATCAGCCCCCTCGCACAGCGCGTGAACAACTACATCCAGACGCAGCACTCAAGCATCGCGGCGGTCGCCAAGGACATCGGCTACAGCCGCACCACCGTCTCCCGGTATCTCACGGGCAAGTATGACAGCAACCCGAACGACCTTGAGAGCAAGCTGACGGACTTCCTCACCCGGCAGACGGGCGAGGCGGTCGACCTGACGACGCCGTTGGCGAAGTCAGAGGGCAAGACGTGGCAGACGCCCGTATTCTTTGAGAGCCGGGACGCGAAGGCCGTGCTCGGTGTATGCCAGAGCTGTCAGGAGTACATTGGCCTCGGCATCGTAGTCGCCCGCAGTGGCTACGGCAAGACCTACGCCCTGCGGCAGTACGCGAAGCTCTCCCGCGTGGCCTACATCGAGTGCGACGACACTATGAGCAGCCGCGACCTTGTGGAGGCGATTGAACGGAGTATCGGGCTCCCAAACGGCTACGGCACGATCTGGCGCAGGGTGAACGGCATCCGGGAGTTCTTCAACACGAACAAGGGATACCTGCTGATCATCGACGAGGCGGACAAGCTGGTGAGCAAGTACACACAGAAGAAAATGGAGATCCTGCGGGCGGTGTTCGATCAGAGCGACGTGGGTCTTGTGATCGCGGGCGAGCCGAAACTGGAGGCGCAGATCAAGACCTACCTCGTGCGTATGGCGAACCGGGTGGACTTCTACGCCTCGCTGCGGGGCCTCTCCCCCTCGGAGGTGGAGGGCTATCTCACGGACTTCCAGATCGAGCCGGAGGCGCTGGTGGAGTTGAAAGCGCGGGCGTGCAATATGCAGACCGGGTGCTTCCGACTGCTCGACCGCACGCTCTCTAACGTCCGACGCATCCTCAAGGAGACGGGCGAGGAGACGGTGACGGTGAAGACCATAGCACAGGCGTCGTCCATGATGATGCTTTGAGGAGGGACAGCGAATATGAGAATAGAACGCATCAGCGGAGCGATCCTCATCCTGCTCTCCGGCGTGCTGCTCCTGATGGCGGCCTATGGCGGGACGCCGGAGGATCGGGACGCGACAGCGATCCTCCTGACGCTGCCGATGGGTCTTGTGGCACTGTTCACCGAGATCCCGGAGCGCGGCAAGCGCACCAAGCGAGACTACCGGGCGTAAAGCCCGCAACATTAACAAATTGAAAGGAGCCGCAAACATGGCAAGGAAACGAGTAGTCGAGGCCCCGAGCCTCCATTCATGGGAGGACGTGAACGACGCCCTCCGTCAGATCGCCGAGGCGCAGATCGCGCTGGGCGAGATCCAGAGCGATATGCAGAAGCAAATCTTAGGGGCACAGAAGGTCGCCGAGGAGCAGAGCAAGCCGCTCAACGACAATGTGGCCAAGTTGGAGCGCGAGATCAAGAGCTTCGTCACCGACCACAGGGACGAGATGGGCAAGACGAAGTCGGTGGTGCTGACGTTCGGCGAGGTAGGCTTCCGGCTCTCCACATCCGTCTCGCTGCCCCGGGCGAAGGAGAAGCTGGAGGAGATCATCCGCCGTCTCAAGTCCCGCCAGATGACGGACTGCATCGTGGTGGAAGAGAAGGTCAGCAAGGAGGCTCTGAAGAAGTACGGCGAGGACACAGTGAACGCCGTGGGCGCAACGTGGAAACAGAGCGACGTGTTCGGCTATGAGGTGAACATCGCCAAGCTGGAGCAGATCAAGGCGGGCAACTGAGGAAGGGGGCTCACGGAATGACAGCAGCAAGGACTGGGCGCAAACAGCCCTCCATCCGCACGCTGTGGGCGATCGCGAAGTCGCCGGAGCTGCACCTCACGGACGAAGACCTGCACGCGGTTGTCTACCGCGAGACAGGCAAGGAGTCCATGAAGATGCTGACGCAGGGCGAGGTCAACACTGTTGCTCGCGTGCTGCAGAACATGAAGGACAGTGTGAGTCGGAGCGTGCGGGACAAGCGCACGGACACGGGCGGCGACACCCGCACCCCCGCACAGCCACGGAAGCTCCACGCGCTGCT